CATGGCACAGCGCAGGTTCTGGCACAGGTATGGAATTGACGTGGCAACCGCCCAAACCCTTAACGCGCGGGAAGCGCGGGAACTCATGGAGAGAATATGAACGAAGCAAGTGTGCAAAGCTTGGTGCGGCTGGAAGCGGCCAAACGCGGCTGGAAGTTATTTAGAAACAATACGGGTGTGCTGCTTAATCCGAAGGGTCAGCCAATACGCTTTGGCTTGTGCAATGACTCCAAGCAACTGAACGCGAAATTTAAGAGCGGCGATTTGATCGGCATCCGCCCTGTGGTCATTACCCCTGACATGGTCGGTTCCGTTATAGGTCAGTTTGTCAGCATCGAGTGCAAGCATGAGGGCTGGCGTCCGAGCGCATCCGACGAGCATGAGGCTGCACAGCGAGCCTGGGCGGATTTGGTGACCCAAGCCGGGGGCTATGCTGCGTTTACCACGGGACTAATCCCATGAAAGCCGGACGCAAACCCACCCATGCCCGTGACGGGCTGATGACCGCTGCGCTGATCGTGGCCGAGCGCGACGGCTACCGGCAAATGTCCTGTGAGGCTGTGGCCAACCAGGCGCAGTGCTCGCGCGCCCTGATCGCCAAATACTTCGGCACCATGCCGCAACTGCGCCGTGCCGTCATGCGTGCAGCCGTGGCGCGCGGCAACCTGCCGGTGATCGCCCAGGGCCTGGCAGCCGGTGACGAGCAGGCGCACGGGGCGACCACACAGGCGAAGTATGACGCGCTGGCGGGGGTGCTTCTGTGACCCTACCCACCGCACTCCAACCCCTCGCCGCGCACCGCCAGTGGATCACCTGGCAGAGCGTGCCGGACCAGGCAGGCGGAAAGCCGCGCAAGGTGCCCACGGATTGGCGCACAGGCCGCGCGGCCGACGCGCACGACCCCAGCATATGGACCGACTACGCCACGGCGCTGGAGCACGGCCCTGTAGGCTTCGTGTTCACCAAGGACGACCCGTTCTGGTTCCTAGACATCGACGGCGCGTACCANGCCGGNGCATGGTCCCCCATGGCGCTGGAGTTGTGCGCCCAGTTCCAAGGCGCAGCAGTCGAGGNATCGGTGAGCGGCACCGGCCTGCACATCATTGGCTGTGGCCAGGCACCAAAACACAAGACCCGCAACCAAGTGCACGGCCTGGAGTTCTATACCGAGGCGCGATTTATGGCCCTGGGCACGGGNGCCGTGGGCAACGCCATGACCGACCACACCGCAGCCTTGGCCAAGCTGGTTGCGGATCACTTCGCCCTGGGCGCTGAGNGCGAGGCACCCGCAACATGGACAACCGGCCCGGATGCGGCCTGGAACGGACCGACCGATGATACTGAGCTACTCCGCCGCGCTATGCAGTCCAAGAGCGCGGCATCGGCCTTCGGTGCGCGAGCCTCATTTGCCGACCTGTGGGACGCAAACGAGCCCGTGCTTAAGGGCGCCTACCCGGACGTTAACCGACCATTCGACGCGAGCAGTGCTGATGCAGCACTGGCACAGCATCTTGCATTCTGGACCGGCAAGGACTGCGACCGAATAGTCAGGCTGATGTGGCAGAGCAAGCTCGCGCGCGCCAAGTGGACCGAGCATGCCGCCTACCTGAGCATGACGGTGAGCCAGGCGGTGGGCAAGCAGCGCGACGTGCTGCGGGACAAGCCGGTAGAGGCACCGCGCACGGTGACCACAGTGCAGGCGTTCGAAGGCGACTCGCACATCATGCCCGAGGGTATGCTGGTGCTGTTTGCTGGCTGTGTGTACGTTTGCGAGCCCAATGCAATCCTGATGCCCGGCGGAGAACTGCTGAACGAAGCGCGATTTAACGTGATGCTCGGAGGCTACGTATACGTTATCGACCGGGCGACGGGAAAGCCTGCAAAACATGCCTGGGACGCATTCGTCAACACACGCAACCTGCGATTCCCCCGCGTNTCGCGCATGGAGTTCGACCCTTCCAAGGCNCCAGGCGAGATATGGGAGNTAGAGGGTACGGCTGTGGTCAACAGTTACGTGCCCGTCAAGACGGCATGCCGCAAGGGCAATGCAAAGCCTTTTTTGGACCATCTGATCAAAATTCTGCCCGAGGNGCGCGATAGAGACATTGTGCTGGCGTACATGGCCGCCGTGGTCCAGCATCCGGGCGTTAAATTCCAATGGGCGCCGCTGATCCAAGGCGCGCCGGGTAACGGTAAGACACTGCTATCCCGGTGCGTGACCGAGGCGGTAGGCAGGCAACATTGCCACACGCCAAAGTCACAGGAATTGTCCAGCAGGTTCAACGATTGGATTGATCGTAAAATTTTTATCGCCGTAGAGGACGTTTTTGTCAATGAAAAGCAGGCCGATTTAATCGAGGTGCTAAAGCCGATGATTACAAGCGATTGGCAGGAAATTGAGGGTAAGGGTAGCAACAAAGTATCACGCAAAGTGTGCGCCAATTTCATGCTCAATTCAAACCATAAGGACGCCATTCGCAAGTCCCGCGATGACCGTAGATTTGCAATTTTCTACACCGCACAGCAAAGTATCGCAGACATTATTCGTGACGGCATGGGGGGCAGCTACTTCCCGGACCTTTATAACTGGTTGCGCCGCGATGGGTACGCGATTGTTACGGACTACCTAAAAAATTATGCGATACCCGATGCGCTAAACCCTGCGACGGATTGCCACAGAGCGCCGCTGACAAGCAGTACCGATGAAGCCGTGATTGCATCCGTGGGAGCCGTGGAACAGGAAATACAGCACGCCATCGAACAGGAAACCATAGGGTTTAAGGGCGGCTGGGTCAGTTCGCATTACTTGGACATGGTGATAAAGGGCTGCAAGGCAGAGGCACGATACCCACGGAACAAGAGAGCGGACCTTATGCTTGAACTGGGGTACAAGCCACATCCGGGGCTTACACGAGGTCAGACCAACAATATTGTGCAGCCTGATGGCGGTAAGCCCCGTTTGTTTATTCCGATGATGGGCCATCCTGCGGAGCATGCAGTGGGTGCGGAAGTGGCGCGCCTGTACTCTGATGCTCAGACGGCTGTGACGGCATTCCTGCGGTCAGCATGAGGAACTAGAACGTGCCATCCGGCCAGACTCGATTACCTTTACTTTCGTTGAGTTTGGCCGGAATAACCTGCAAGTTGTGTTCAACGTGCAAACCACATACGAGTTTTGACCGCAAAGGAACGATGTGATCGACGTGCCATTTGATACCTGTCGCCTTGCTGCGTACTTTGGCAATGTGATAGGCCTCAGATATGAAAAACTCATTCGCCCATGACGGGGTTGCGTTTAATTTAGCTGCAACCCTACGGCGCTGATAAGCGGCATTCTTATCACTATTTTCCTTTTTCCATTTGGCCAAATTTAACTTTTCTTTAAATAAGNTTTTAATGCGATCTGATTTACGTTTAACTGGGTCGTGGAGTCTAGCCTTTCTAATTCTAGCCTTGGGTGCAGGGCGTAAACCCGATTCAACCTCTAGGTGACGTATTACTTTGCTGAATAAATCTAATACGCTCTTGCAAACTTTACACCGACCTAATTTATTAGGCTTGGTATATCCGCAGGTTAGGCAGGTTCCATTCTCATCAAGCCAGATTCTTTTCTTTGGGCGCATTTTTAACTCCGGTCAAAAGTAAGAATAGCGCCAACTTGGCTGGCGGGCAGTTGCGGCGTGGGGGCGTTGACTCCCATTCCTGCACGGCCCGGCGCGTGGCACCAATGACCGCGCCGGCTTCGGCCTGGGTGAGCCCGGCGGCCAGGCGCATGGTCTTAAATTCGGACTGATTCATAAATTATTCCAAGATAGAACGGATTATTTCAACCTGAGCGGCATATCCGGCCTCGGTGGCACGGGCGCCGGCCAGTATCATCACCAAGTGCAAGGCGCTCACAGTCCAGCCCCACGCAATTCACCCTTGGACTGCTCCACAGGCTTAAAGCGACAGGATTCGGACGTGCTGCCCGTGGGGGTCTGGAGGTGATATGTTCCCTGGGGGGAGGACTTACCGTTGATGTTGCGGGCGCACCGGGAACACCAATGGTCAGGGGATGTGGGGATGCAATAAATTGCGAGCGGATTCATAAATGGTCCTCCATTAAAAAATATTTGGGTACACCGCACCAGGTACGGCCACGCGGCCAGTCTAGCACGCAATGCGTGGCTTTAGCCTATGTGAGGCTTAGGCCNAGACCCGAAAGCGCCGGNCGGCGTCATGTTAATGGCCCGTATCACAGCTACAGCGTGGCGCGCGTGGGCGCCCCACTGGATGCTAAACGGCCGGCATGCGGCACANGNGGCGCCGGCATTGTCANGCANGGCGGCCACAAGGCCGGGCTTATCGTGTACTGTTATCACAGTGCAAGCTGTGCGCGTGCTTTGCGCAGTTCATCCCGGCCATATTCGCCGGCATGCATGAGGCCCGATTGCGTTTGCTCGAGGTCATCCACAATGGCAAGCAGTGCGGTTCGGTTGTCACCGCGTAGCTTACTGGCCATGGCGCGCAATGCCGATATGTGGGCCTGTAGACAGTCTTCGGCGGGGTACTGGGTGCAAGCCTCATCAATGCACGCGACCGCGCTATCTGCGCTTTCCTGCGCCGTCTCAGCGTCCGCCAGTGCGCCAAGCAGGTCAGCTGCGCGCGTATGGCCCGCGCAATAGGCCGCTCGCTCGCGCTCAGCATAGGTCAAGTGTGTAGTGTGCATGGTATGTCCCGTATCCGGCCAATAGCGGCCACGCATGCGCACGAACCGGGCGGGCCATGACGCATGCATAGTGCACTGGTGCTGCTCACGCGGCTATACGCGTGCATTCTTTGCAGCGACTATCGTAAAATAATACATCTGGGCGCATGCACTGATAGCAGTGCACCAAACGACAAACGTGCACCCACCTGGGTGACCTGTAATCTCCTCTAAAATTTTCGTTTTCCATAATGTTGGCACTTTGGCCGATACGGTTTGAAATATATTCTTTAGCGGCAGAGACACATAACGACCTGTTGGGGTAGCTGGCCGCCCAATAAGCGCGATTACCATAAACGTCGAGCACTTCAAAAGCAAATTCTTTTCGCATAATTTATATCTCCTTGAGTTAGCGTTTCAGCCTGTCGGCGCAGACTTCGCTGTAAGTTCGGGTTACGTCCTGTTTGATCTTGCTACATGCTGTAACCGTAGCGTGGCCAAATGGCCCATGCCACCCTTCTCCCTTTTCCTGCTTACTGTTGACCACGGCTTTACCCTTTAATGGTCCTGCGGGGTGCGGGTTGTCGTATGTGTAACTTACGCGGTACTGTTGCATGGTGTATCTCCTTTAGTTAGCGCAATAATGCCCGGCATAGCGCGTCAGATTCTGCCGAATCTATGCAGCTCGCAAAACCCTCGAGATAGGCGTCATACTGCGCATGCGACACGGGCAATAGGCGCCCTGTGCCTGTAGCGTGAGACTGCGCCACAATGCCCGCTCGGGTAAGGCATGCGTTATACCGCCCTGAATTGTGCAGTTCGCGGGAAACCTTTGGCGTTGCTGGCCGCGCTGGCGCGAGTGTGTCGAGTATGCCCATGGTGTATCTCCTTTAGGGTTTCATGTTCCATAGCCAAAGCCACACGGGGCTACTGGCCACAGATGCAATGGCCAGGGCTTCGATTAAGGGTATTAGATACTTACGCATAAATTTCACCTATTGCTTCCATGTATTCCACGCATGTGTCAGCCCACCCTGCGCGCTCGCATTCTTCGCGGAACTGTGCAGCATCATCGCCTTGTAAAAAGAAATGTTCCGACCCGTCTTGAACATCGTATGCCGTGCCATTGCCATAGCTGCGCACGGTGAAAGGGCCAAAGATCATAATTTTGAGATTCATGTTAATAGTCCAGTGTGTCAGAAATGGGGTTAGTGCCGTTTACGGAGTCGTAATCGCGCATGCCTTGGGCGAAGCCCTCATAGTAAAGCGCGCTATCGTCCGTGGAGCATTCGCGGCCATGTGTTGCGTCGTTATAGCCACGCATGTTATCCCCCAGTGGTGTTACGTGTTGCAGCCTCATAACCGGCCAGATAGGCACGCATGCATTCGTACAGGTCACGGGCGGGGATGTGGCCATGGGATAGCGGGCATGAGATACCGCCACCTGTGTTGCATACACGGGCCAGCATGTAGCCCCCGTAAGCTTGGTCAATGTGATAGTTACCCACGTTAGCGCAGAACGGCACGCCGGTCCGGTGCGGTTGAGCGTATTCCATGGGGCTGCCTGTAACGGTGTTGAGGCGTGCGGCAAGTGCGCGCAGATGTTTGATAGTGATGCGTTCCATAATTTATATCTCCAGTTTGTTACGGGGTTTATCTGGCTGCAACGTGAGCCAGTTCGGCTATAAGTTCGTTCGTTACTTCCCAGATGTAATCGTCAGAGCAGGATTCGATGCCCCAACAGCTTTGGGACTGGCTGCGCAGTTCGTGGCCGTCTTCAGTCAATGGGAAAACCTCTACTCCCATATAGTGCCATTCGTTCGCGCACCATCCCCGCAAAAATTCCATATCCGCGTTAACTGCCCGTAGTGCAGCATTTGGCGCGTCATAGGGTTTTGCGTTCCATCCGTCGCGTTTGGCCGTCTTCAACGCGTCCGCGAAGTCGTAAAGGTAAGAGTATTCGTTGCGTCCGCCACGGTGCAAAACCACTTGGCCGGGTTTCTTGTCAATGTGGCCGGTGTAACTATTTACTTCGGCGCGCGTTACTACGCCGTGGCCGTCGCAGTTCTCCCACGGTGCGCCCGTGTCGCCGTCGTGGTGATACTCTACGCGATAGGTAACGTTGTCGAGGGTAATGTCTTCAGTGTGATATGCGGCCATGATGTGTTACTCCTATAAATTAGCTAATACGGACGACATAACGTCCGTCTGGAAAGCACAGCAGAAAAGCAGTGCGGCCGGCTTTGCGGTATGCGGCCACAAGGGCCTGGCCTGCTTCGCGAGTGTTAACTGTCTTGCTCATGGTGCGGTACTCCGGGTTTAAGGTTAGCACTGCGCTAACCCTTGGATGTAATGTAGCACACATTGTGAGCGTTTCAAGGCTATCGTGCCAGGCTGGCGCAATTATATAAATTTATGTCGCAGTTATATAATTATGGGCCACCTTTACCTCAGCATGGCAAAAACGACCAAAGGTGGCCGAAAGCCGCATGGATAGGGGCTTTGCGGGCTTTTACCTCTATCACCTTCGGGGATTCTACTCCCCCCTCTACTCCCCCTACCCTACCCCTACCGCCCTATTTATATATACCTTAATATAAAGTAAGAGGTATAAGAGGTGAATGGGGGATAAAGCGTTATAAATCAACGACTTAGCGCACCTACCTCTAAGTTTACCTGTGGCAGCCATGAAAAGGCGAAGGTGAAACGCACGGCCGGCAACGTTCGGCACGGATGATAAAAACTCATACTACATTTAGTTGCCTTATCATATCGACCCGTAGCGCGGCACATATCGACCAGTAGCGGGCCACATATCGACCAGTAGCGGGCCACATATCGACCAGTAGCGCTCCACATATCGTAAGGGGCNGCCCCGCTCCCCCCGTCCGTGCCATGCCAAAGGTTCGCACCACTATAAATTATGGAAATTATGGAACCTTCCATCGTATGGCCTTGCATCGATTAGAACTGGCCAGGCCGACCGGTGTACCGCATGTGCCGCTAGGGGGTACAGATGGTGCATACGTGCGGTTCGCTCCCAGTAGATGAGCGGGCCTGCTATCTATATAGTGCGCCAAACTCCGGGCCCACCACCGCCCCCACCGGACGGGGGTGTTTTTTGTTCCGGCCCCATCCCCCAACAGCGCACCAAATTAAAGATTGATACGCATTGCGTGCATAGTGCAAACGACAACTCCCTGATATAGTGGCACGCATGTCACTCTCAAACCAATCGATGCTGCGAACGATCAGCGAGGACCGCGCCCTCGGAGCGAGCCTACTGTTCTCCCACAAGCACAAAAATGCCAGCCCCGCCTTCCACGTCCAACTCATGGACATGTGGCGCGCCTCAGACCCCCTTGTGGTCATCGAGGCGTTCCGGGAGGGTGCAAAGACCACGCTGTCCGAGGAATTTATGCTNATGGAGGCAGCGTTCGGTAATTTCAAATACGCGCTGATATTTGGCGAGACGTACACCAAAGCGTGTCAACGCATCGAGGCCATAAAACATGAGGTGGCGAGCAACGACAAACTGGCGTCCCTATTTGGGCAGCTCAAGGGATCGGTGTGGGCAGAGAACAAAATACTGCTCAAGAATGGCGTGCTGCTCGAAGCCCACGGGTGGGAGGAAGAAATACGGGGTTACAAGCACCGCGACATGCGACCTGATCGGGCGTACCTAGACGACATTGAGAATGCAAGCATGGTGCGCGACACGGCCACGGTGGACTCGGGGTGGAAGAAGATTCACCTGCAACTCATACCGGCCATGGACAAAGAGGGNAAAGTNCGTATGACCGGCACGCCCCTNGCCGATGACTGCTTGATACGCCGGGCATCAGGTAGTGAGGACTGGGCGGCGGGTAAGTTCCCGATCTGTGACCGAGACATTGATGACCCGCAAGCACAGAGCCTGTGGCCGGACCGCTACCCCATGGAGTGGATCAGGGAGAAGCGCGATATGTACGCCCGCAACGGCATGCTGCGCGAATTCATGCAGGAGTACATGCTCATCGCATCGGGCTCGCAGGGTAAGCCGTTCGATGAGACGATGCTGAGATACCAGGACGTGGCGCCAACATATTACTCCCCGCGTGTGGTCATCATGGACCCGGCCCGCACCGTGGAGGTGAAGAAGTCCGACCAGACCGGGCACGTCACCGTGAGCAAAACGGGAAACCGTATCTACGTGCACCAGTCCGGGGGTGAGTATTGGCAGCCTGACCAGATCGTGGACGGGGCGTTCGCCATGTCAAAGCGCCACGACGACGCGCGGGTGGTGATCGAGAAGAATTCTTTGGACGACTGGCTGCTCCAACCCATCAGGGCGCGCAGCCTGATGACCGGGCAGCACCTGGAGCTTGAGCCCGTCAACGCGCCACAGGACCGAGACAAGGCGGCTTTCATCATGGGGCTGCGTCCGTTTTTCATCGCGGGAGATATCATATTAGTGGGGGGTCGTGCCGCGCACCAGCAGCTTGTGGGGCAAATACTGAACTTCCCGTCCGGCAAGCGAGATATTTTGAACGCACTGGCCTACGCACTTCGGGTGTTCAGCGGCGTTCCCGTCTATGGTGACTTCGGACCGGACAACATCGTGCAAGGCTACGCGCCCGAGCGCCGCGACCAGTTGCTGCTCGGCTGCAACTCGACCGGCGTGGAGACCACAGCCTGCCTGGTGGCGGTGTCCGGCCGCAACCTAACCGTGCTGGCCGACTGGGTGAGCCCGCTCATGCCCAACGACGCCATCCCCGACATATGCACACTCATTCGTGCTGTGTACCCTGGCAAAGCTATCACCGCCTGGGTGCCGGCAGACGTGTTCGACCAAGTGGGGCGCAACCCGTTGGTGGCCGCACTCAAGAGCGCAGGGCTAAAGGCCAACCGGGCGGAGAACGCGGTCATGTCGCGCGGCAGTCTTAGTCCACTCATTCGCACAACCATGCAGGGCCGTCGCATGCTGCTGGTGGACGACAACGCGCGCGCCACACTTAACGCGCTGTCCCAGGGCTATGCATTCCCGGTGAAATCCGGGGGCGAGCGGGGCTCGGTGCCTAACGTGGGGAGCGCGCGCACCCTGATCGAGGCCCTAGAGACGTTGACGTTCGCCATGAGCCGACCAGATAATGCGACAATCGGCGGCAAGGCCAACGCTGTGAACAGCACAGGCTCACCCTATATGTCAGCACTCCCAAATAGAAGGTAGCCATGGCCAAGAAGCAACGCGCAGAGGCGTCAAAATCTGCCACCAAAGAAGTCACAAACTGGGCATCGAAGCCGGATTCTGACATTTATGTCAAATGTGAAGGTATGTACCCCACGATCCGTGAGGCATACAAAAACCGGAAAGAAGCCGATGAGGCGATCGAGCAATACTGGTCCATCTTCAACGGTGAAGCCGACGACAACCAGATGTACGCTGGAAACTCAAAGTGCTACCTTCCGGTGGTTAGAGATGCTATTGGTGCTCGCGCAAAGAGAAGCCTCAAGCAACTGTTCCCCAACAAGTACCGCCACGTCGAGGCGGTCGGCAACGACAACCAAGACCCCAAGCCGCAACTAGCCCTGCTGGAACACTACATCCGCTTGACCAAGCTCAAGAGCATAGTGCGATCGGTGCTGATCGCCGGCGACGTGACTGGACAGTGGAACCTGTACATTGACTGGCAGAAGACGACCCGCAACGTGTCGGGCATCATCAAACGCAACCCGATCATGGGCACTGTGGATGGCTCAGAGCTTGAGATTGAAGACCCGACCGAGGAAGTTGACGAGTCCACGGACGAGGAAGTCACAGAGCAAGGACCGGACATTGTGGACTTTGCAACCGAGGATTTGGTGGTGATCCCACCGACCTGCAACGATATCAACAAGGCCGAAATTTCCTGCCTAAAGTTGCGCATGTCCAAGGATCAGATCAAGAAGCTGGTTGACGAGGACGTGTTTATTCTGCCCGAAGGTGGCGACCTGTCCGACTGGATCAGCGAGCGCAAGGGTAAAGAGGACGTGGTGCCCGAGAAGAAGCGCACGGGGGACGCCGGCATCAAGACCGAGGGTACGCTCAAATACGCACTGATCTATTGGGCACAGGCATACCTTAAGCCCGACAAGGACAAGCCAAAGTGCCTGATGGACATTTATTTTGCCGGTGAGAACGAGATTGTCGGCATCATCAAGGCGCCGCAGTGGGGCCAAAAGCGCAGCATTATCTCGGCGCCCGTCGAGCGCGTGGCCGGCAGCTTCAACGGCATAAGCAAGATTGAGGCCGTCAAGACCCTCCAGTGGAACCTGAACGACTTTTGGAACATGGGGCAGGACAGCGCCATGTACTCGCTGCTGCCCATTGTGATGACCGACCCGGAGAAGAATCCGAACTACGCCATGATGGTGTACGGCCTGGCAGCGGTGTGGCCAGTGGACCCAAAATCCACGCAGATGACGAGCTTCCCGGCCCTGTGGAAAGATGCTGCCGGCATGTGCGAGAACATCAAGGCTCAAATCCACCAGAGCCTGGACGTGAACGAGATGATGATGGGGGCCATGCCAAAGGGCAGAAAGAACAACGCCGCGATGGGCGCGCAGCAAATGGAACAGTCCGTAGCTGTGACCGACAACGCCGAGCGGTTTGAGGAAGAAATTATGAATCCGCTCATGGAGCGAATTTTTGAGTACGATTCCCAGTACCGGGACGAAGAACTCACGGTTCTGACCCAAGGCGAGATTGGCGTCAAGGCGTCCATGCAGTCCATTCCATTGCAGCAGTGGGGCGAACGCTACTTTTTCCAGTGGACCGGNACGGCGTTCACAATGAACATGCAGCGCATGCAGCAGCAGATTGCCACCATGAACGTTTTGCGCGGCATACCGCCCCAGCAGTTGAATGGCCGCAAACTCGACATTACGCCCATCCTGGAGTACCTGGTCGACAACGTGTTCGGCGTGGAGATGGGGGCCAAGATACTCATTGACGACCGCAACAAGTACAGCGTTCCGCCCGAGATTGAGGATGAAATGCTCATCAACGGCATTCTGGTGGAGGTGCATGAGGGTGACGACGATCAGCAGCACCTACAAGCGCACCAGCCCGTGGCGCAAAAGACCGGCGACCCGACCGGCTTGCTACGCACCCACATGCAAGGCCACATGAAGCAGATGCAGGAGAAGCGCCAGAAGGCTATGGCCGCCCAGCAGCCGCCGCAACCACAGGGTCAGCCCGGCGTACCCGGTGGTGCTGGACCGGGAGTGCCCGGATCGCCTAGAATGGGGGCACAACCTGCACCGCAGCGGCCCATGCAGCAGCCGCCCGGCTCACAACCCGTACCTCAATAGGAGCCACGCATGTCCCAAAAATTGAACCAGGTATCCGCGCCACTGGAGTCCGCGCCAGCAACGATTTTGCGGGCGATCACTCCGACCGACGGGGCAGCGTTACCCAACGGTCCATGCCGAGCGTTCATTGTCGGCGCGGCTGGAAACGTTGCTGTGATTGCCGAAGATGACACTGCCGCTGTGACGATCACAGGGCTGGCCGCCGGGCAAATTGTCCCGGTGCGTTGCAAATCCATTCAATCCACCAACACGACCGCCACAGGTATTGTGGCGCTGTACTGACATGCTCGGGATCGGCGTTGCGCTAAACAGCCTACCGGTGTATTGGTTTGGTGGGTCTGGTGGCGGCGTATTGCCATCCACTGGATCGCGCCTAGCTTCTGCCCTTAATCGCCGAGCCGAGACACTTGCACCATCCACGGCAACACAACTAAACGCTTGGTGCCGACACAAGATAATCATTGGCTCAAACAACTTTTCGTCTATTCAACTTTCATTTCCAGCGACCATTTTTGGCAATGGTGATTTGAATGTCGGAAATGACTATCAGATTTTTCAATGTGCTTTTGAGAAAGAAACGGGTGGTGCGGCGTATGTCCCAGTGACTTTCAACGGGCAGAGTTCAGTCAAAGTGAAGGATGGGAGTACTGAGGTTTATTGCGACCCCATATTGCCTTCTGCCTTTGGACTTGCCAATTTCGCGCAAGGGTCGGTCTTTTATGTTCGGGCCATGCTCATTATGTCTGGCGCTGGAAAAAATATCCCTGTTTGCCAACTCGCCAATGGTCTAAATGACCCCAACTGTACTACCCTTGTTCATAACCCAATCACATGCAGCGCTGGGCCAATTTACGGAACAGGCGGCCCCAGTTACGGTACGGGCACGGGCGGTACAGGGCCGAGCGACTATACCTTCGCTGCTCTCTATTGCCCGATTGCCATTGGCGTGCCGGTAACAGGCACTGGCAAATATATCGCGGGTATTGGTGATTCTATCGTTAGTGGGACCGGCGAAACTGCGGGCGGAGGAACCGGCGGTTGGTATTACGGCTTCTTTACCCGCAGCTTGGTGAACGCTGACTTCACCACGGGTGTGCGAGCAGGCATTAACTTTGGCTGGCCGGGGGCCAATGCAGACCAGTGGACGTTCGCCGCTCCAGCGTCCAAGAAACTGCTCAGCTTTGCCAACGTGACTGTTGAAGAATACGGCACCAACGGAGCGCAATACGCCAATTCTTCCTCAATCTGGGCGTATGCCAAGAGCATCGGGCACCAGGTCGTGCGCACCAAACTGCTGACTATCACAACATCTTCTGACGGTTGGAGCAATGCCACGCCGCCCACGAACCAAACAAAGGTTGCAGCATGGACAACGCCGACTGGCGACAGGGCAATCTTCAATGCCGCTTGCTTGGCGCAGAACGGAATTCTGTTCGATGCATACGCCAATTTTGACTCAAGCGTTCTGTATAGCCTCGATAGGGATTATTGGCAGACGCCAGGAGCAACTGCGGACGGAACGCATCCAACATCGGCAAAGCATGAGGCCATGGCGGCGGTCATGCGCACCGTTTACGCGGCATTGCCATAGACATCCTAATACCTTACGATACCCACACTTAACCTTCGGAGCTTTCCATGAAACGCGCACTTTCCATCCTGTTGTCCTTCATCAGCCCCAAGGTTGTCCCCGCGACCCTGCCGGCNTACATCGGTGCAATTCCCGATCCCAGCCAGTTGAACACCNCCCTGAATCAGTTGGCGGCCAACGGCATGCCCGTGTCCGGTGCGGTCAATTACACGAGCAGCGCCGCAGCATCTGCTACCCTGACCGCGCTGGCGGCAGCCGTTTTGCTACTCACCAACGGCGGCGCTGTGACCATCACCCTGGACTCCGCGTACAACATCGTCGCTTCTTTGCCACAGCCGGTTGCCGTTGGCCAAAAGTTCACGTTTGACATTGTGACCGCCGCCGCAACCACCGTGGCGACACCCACCCTGAGCGACACCGCTGTGACCCTGGCAGGCACCACCGCCGTCGTGGCCGCAGCCAAGCGCAGCTACCAGGGCCAGATCACGCAGTTGTTCAGCACCTCGGGCATGTCGCTGACTGCCGGTAGCACGTTCACCTCGCTGACACAGGTGGGCACGACCAACAACTACACCGTGGCACTTGGAACCAACGCCATCGTCCCCACGGTCGGCCAGTTGATCTATCTCGCCGTGACTTCCGGCACCCTGCCGTCCGGCTGGTATCCGATCAACAAGGTCACGTCCGCCACCTCGTTCGTCATTGCAACCCCTGTGGCCGGCACCGCATGGACAGCAACCGCTGCCAACCTTGGAGCGTCCGGCGCCACGGCACCCGCCACCTACTCGCCGCTGGTCACCATCACCGGCATGTATTCCACCGTCACAGCCACCATGAGCGCCTAACATGAACCCCACACCAGCCTACGTGAGTTTTGGTGGCGGGGTCAGCGTGCCAGCCGGTGTGCCTCCGCTGATGGTGCCGCCCCCTGTGTCGGGTGACGTGATGGACGTTGGCGACATCACCGACCCGCAAGCCGCCACGGTTGTCGAGCCCGTTGACGTGACGATGCCGACCACACCCCTGCCGTGAAGCAACCCCGCGTCATCGTAACGACCGAGCCGATCATCGCTCGGTCGTTTTCGTTTGGCTGGTTCAAACGTGTGTACGTCGGTGCCAAGTTCTACGCCTACCCCACGCGCATCAAGGCGGCCATCCTCCTGCATGAATTCGCCCACTGCAACGGGCACCACACCGAGTGGCGCATGCTGCTGTGGCCCATTGGTGTGTGGCTGGCAAAGTGGCAAGAATACCGGGCCGACGCCTACGTGGCGTGGTGTGGATTTGGTCCGGAGTTGTACTGTTTGTTGAAGGATGATTCACCCGGTGGCCTGTTTCACCCTACAAATTGTCAACGCCGCCAAAAATTGATGCATAATAAATTCTTCGCATCACCCACGTTACGGGTTTAACGCACTGTTGGCGTAACCAACTTAGGAGAGTGAAATGAAGCGGTTTTTGTATTACCTGATGGCCTACCTGTCCCCGTTCATCGAGGATGAGTCGCCCGAGTCGGAAGATGACGACGTGCCGGAAGATGACACGCCCGAATCTGATGACGAGGACGACACGCCCGAGGTTCCCGAGGACGATGATGAACCCGCACCCGAGCCGCGTATTAGCCGGGCTCAGAAAGCGATCATCACAGCGCGTGAACGTGCCCAAACAGCAGAGCGTGAACTGGCGCAAGCCCGTGCTGAACTCGCTGTCTCCCGCCGTGCACCGGCCCAGCCCGCACAACCCACACAGGATCAGTTGATCTGGCAGCAAGAGGAAGAAACCTTGCGTAACCCGGAAGCGACCGATTGGCAGAAGTACGCGATCAACGCAAACCGCAATGCGCGTGCCGCCCAGGCAGCATCGCAAACCGCTTTGCAGCGCGCCGAGGACATGGCCGACAAGACCGCTTTTGCGGCACTGGCAGCCACCAAGCCGAAGCTGTACACCGCGTACAAGGACCGTGTGGAGGACAAGCTCAAGGAAGCGCGCGCAGCGGGTGCAAACCCCAGCCGCGAGAACATCTTGCGCTTCATGGTGGGCGAGGACATGCTGAACGGTAAGCTGAAATCTGTGGATACGAAGGCTGCAAAACCCGCTGCCGCGCCTCGCGCCAACGTTCGCTCTGATGTGTCATCCTCGGGTGGCGGTCGTCTGAGCGATCACGAAAAACGTGAGAAGCGGCTTGAAAACATCCGCATCTAGGAGTTACGCCATGAAACGTGTTATCGCCGCCCTTTTGGGCTATCTGTCCCCCGCCCTGACCAACTACAGCCCCGGCGCTGGTGGTCAGACCATCTCCAACGATATCGACCTGTACATCCAGGACGAAGTGCTGCGCATCGCCCAGCGCCAGCTTGTTGCGTACCAGTTTGGCCAGCCCATGAAGCTGGACAAGAACCGCGGTGTGACTTACACCGCAACCCGCTATGAGCGTCTGCCCCTGCCGTTCGCACCCCTGTCCGAAGGCGTTGCAGCAGCCGGCGAAGCGATCACCATCGCTCAGGTGTCGGCCACAGCCCAACAGTGGGGCGACCTGGTTCGCGTCACCGATGTGGCTGACATGACCATCAAGCACCCCCTGTTCAAGCAGGCCATTCGCTTGATTGCCATTCAGCAGCCCGAAACCATTGAGCGCAACGTGTTCAACATTTTGATGACCGGCACTCAGGTCAATTTTGCGAACGGCAAGACCAGCCGCGCCAATCTTTTGGCCACAGACGTGATGAGCCCCATTGAAATCGGCAAGGTCGTCGGTGCGCTCGAAACCTTTGGCGCTCCCACCTTTGACGGCTCTGGCGAAACCCAGATGAAAAAGGAAGCAAACGCCAAGGTCAAGGCCTCCAAAGACCCCGGTGCCATGCCTCACTATGTGGCTCTGGTCCACCCCCTGGTTACGCAAGATTTGCGCCAGAACGCAACCATCGCCACCGCCTGGTCGTACAGCGATTTGAACCGCCTGTACAACAACGACATGGGCGAGTGGGGTGGCGCGCGCTTTTGCAAGTCCAACATGATCCCGTATTGGACCGGCGTGGCTCAGGTCAATGGCTCTGCATCCACCACTGGTGGTACGCTGGCGACCGGAACCTACTACGTCCAAGTGACCGGCGCACCCGCTGCCACGTCCGTTGAGCAACGCATCTACCAAGTGTCGGCCTCGCTGTCCGTAACCGGCCCGTCCGGTTCGATCAGCTTGACCATGCCCACTCTGGCTGGCTACGTGTTCAACGTGTACATTGGCACGTCCACCGCACCGACCAACCTTGGCCTGTCGGCATCCGGTCCCGCTGTCGGCCCCCTGGCCGGCAACGCCGTGCAGTTGCCATCCGGTGCCGCTGTGGTCATCACAGGCCTGGGCGCATCGCAGACCCCTCCCGCAGCCCCCGCAACCGGCGTGACCGTGTACCCCACGTTCTTCTTCGGTACGGACGCCTACGGCCAAGTGGTTCTGGACAACGTGGAATACCACTACCTGTCGAGCGCCGACAAGTCGGACCCGATGAACCAGACCCGCGTGGTGTCTTGGAAGATGTTTTACGGCACGATCATCCTGAACAACGCTTATATGGCTCGCACCGAGTCTGGTAGCGCATTCAGCGTTGGCTACACTGCTGGTACCGCCGCCGAATAATCGGGGCTTTGGCGGGGTTTAACGGCCCCGCCTCTTTTTTAGGAGTTTGACATGGCGACAGAAAAAGACCTTCTTGCTGAGATTGCGGCCCTCAAGGCTAAATTGGCCGACGAGACAAAGGCCAAGACCGAGGCGCAGGAGATGGCGACCAGCATTGCCGCCGCGTCAAGTTTCATGGGCAATGCCGAGGAGCAGCCCACCGGCAACACGATCACCGTGAACGTGTGCCTGAATCCTGGCGTGAAAAAGGAAAGCCAGCAGAAGTGGAAGGAAGTGGAAGTCCCCACCTTCTATTACACGCTGGACTTACCTCTTGCCGCAGGTGCGAGCCTGATGACCAACGGTGTGGAGTATTTCCACGGTCAGACCTACGAGTTTGACATTGACACGCTGCGCGATATAAAGTCCCGCGTGGCCCGCTGCTGGGACCATGAGCGTTCCATCCACAGCGAGAACGAAGGCGCATACCGCCAAAAGAACACCAAGCATTTCATCAGCGCGGCAGCCGCCGCCCGTGGAGCGCGCTAAGTTTTCCCAACCACCAAGAGAGTCAAAATGACCAAAGCTGCCCCCGAAAGTCTGTTGCAAGGCGTTGCCGTCACCGGCAATTTCTCACTGCAATGCTCCCTGCCGCAAGGTAAAACCTTCACCGTGTCCGGCTACATTTACGATGGCGAGTCCGTCGAGTCTCTGAGTCACCGCGTGGACCTGCTACATGACGCCTGTGACCGCCAGCGAACCCGCGCCGAGATTCCCGAGTTGGAACTGGTACTGGAGAGCAAGCTCAAGCACCTGGAGGACGCCAAGACCCATTACGCGGCGCTGAACCAGAAGAAAGAGCAAAACGGCAAGTTGACCGGCCAGGAGAAGTCGGCACTCGATGTGCAGGACATTGCACTAACCCGCGCTCTGGAAGATATCCAGAAGGGTCGAGACAAGATTGCCGAGGCTCGCGCCAAGGTCGGGCTGTAAGCCATGGCCCTCAGTGCAGCAACCATCGTCGCTGACGCCCTGGCCATCGCCAAGTGCCCAGGGTTTACGTCCCAGGGTGGCCGAGCGTTGAACCTGGTCCTGAGTGACCTGGTGCTGCACCGTAATTTGAAGGTCAACCTGGTGTCGTCCACAATCCCTGTGGTTGCCAACAGCAATGGTCCGTTCCCTCTGGAAGCGGACTACTTGCGCACCTACGAGTTGCTGTACTACATCAACGACCAGCCGTATTTCCTGCGACCGTCCAATCGCAAGCAGTTTGACAGCGAGCCCAACAAGTCCACCACGGCGAACTACCCGTACGAATGGGCCACGGACCTGTCGCCCGAGGCCACAAGCCCCGGATCGCCGTCCGGCCTGCTGTACATTTACCCGCAGAGCAATCAGAACCTGACCCTTCAGCACCGCTACTTTGTCGAGCGCCCGGACATTACGATGCCCGAAACCAGCGCCACGGTGCCGTGGTTCTCCGACCAGGATTACCTGATTCAAGCCACGGCTGCGCGTATGATGCGGATCACCGATGACAGCCGGTATCCCATATTCATGGCGGCTTGTGAGAAAATGCTGGAAATCCATCTGGTGATGGAAGGTGACGAGCAACAAGTCGTCAAAGAGGTCCAACTTGACCCGCGCCGATTCCGTGTCGGCGGGTCGCTCAAATCGACAAAGGTCGAACCGTTTTAAGGTGATCCCATGCCCATCCCTGAGAGTGCAGTTTTACGATTCACTCCCAAGGGTGTAGCCGATGCATTTGACAGCAGCGACACGTTCCCCGGAGCGTGCCGCAAACTCCAGAACCTCATATTTGACCCATCCAACCCCGAGTTGGTGGTGGCCCGGCCCGGTGTTGACGGCGCGCTGACCGCCTTTGCAGGGTTCACGACGCCGGGCTTCATTTCCCTGCAAGTCACCATCGGCACACGCGTGTACGGCATGGTGGCCACAGGCAAGACTGCCGGCAAGGATGAGCCGTTTTGTTACGACCTGACGACCAGCAGCTTCGTGACGGTCAACGGTGTGACGGCCGGCAACGCCGAGGGTCGCCCGACCAGCCCGGCCACGACCGGAGCGTGGACCCCTCCGACGGCGGCCATGATCGGCACATTCCTAATCATCACCCACCCAGGATATACCGGAGCAGGCAGCAACTTCTTCGGCGTCCTCAACATCAGCACGATGACGTACACCACCGCCAACCTTGCAACGCACGGCTTGCCGTCCGTCCCGGTGGCTGTGGCCAACCTCGGCAACCGGGCCTACTTCGCTTGCGGCAACACGGTCAATTACTCCGACGTGCTGGCGCCGACAACAGCGACCAACGCTGGCCAGTCCCTAACACTGGGCGACAATTCCCCTGTGATCGCCCTGTCAGGCCTGCCGGTGCAGACCACCAGCGGGGGCGTGGTGAGCGCCTTGCTGTGCTTCAAGGGGACGCAGATATGGCAGGTGACGGGTGACGCGGCCATCACAGGGTCGCTGGCCCTCAATTACCTGTCTCTCAACATTGGCAGTTCATGCCCGCGCAGCCTGGCGCCCAGTCCCTTGGGCACGTTCTTTGCCGGCCCGGACAGCGCCTACGTTGTGACGCCCCTGGGCGCCGTGATGCCGGTTACCGGCGAGATGGCGGGTGTCGGCGCGCAGCCCCACCTGCGCCAGCCGTTTGGTTACGTGACAGTGCCCAGCCGCGTGGCCGGAGCGTTTGCAGGTAACATCTACCGCCTGTGCATGCCAACCATCATCGACGGTACAACNGGCATTTACGACTACTGGTTTGATACGCGTCGGCTGCGCTGGAGCGGCCCGCACACCTTCAATTACGACTGCGCGAGCAGCGTTGGCAACTATTTCCTCGTGTCCGGGCAGGCCAGCGGAGCCAAGTTGTTCCAGTCCAACCCGTTCCCGGCCACCAACACGGTCTACACCGACAACGGCGCGACCTACGTCTGCGATATGGTGAGCGCCGACATGCCGAAGCATGACGAGATGGCAATGAAACAGGTGGTGGAGTCCACGCTGGAACTGTCCAGCACGGGCGCAGCCAACGTGTACGGCATCACGGCATTTGACGACAAGGCCAACTACCTTGCCAGCACGTCCGTGACCACATCCCAAGCCGGGGGGATATGGGGCGCAAACGTGTGGGGGGATGGCACCAAGTGGCGTGGCAGAGTGAATCAACCATCCACCTATAAAATCAAGTGGCAAATTCCACTGGTTTTCAATAAACTCGCCATTGAGATTACATGTCCGGCCGCTGCCGGCGTGTCAATGGGCACATTCTTTGCTCGGGCGCAGAAGACGGGCTACACCTTACAGGAAACGCCATGAGCATCATCGGAACATTCCCAACAACCATTGCCAACGGGCAGGTGGAGGACGCGACGGTTGTCATGTCCCTGTTCGCATGGATTCAGTCGCAAACGAACGGCAACGCATGCCCGGCGACCACAGGTAGCGCGGTGCTTAAGGGTGACGGTGCCGGTGCAACGACAGCAGCTATCCCAGGTACGGATTACTCTGCCGGAACCCAGGCGCTCGCAACAGGTGTATTGAAGTCAACCACAGCCACTGGTGCGCTGACAATTGCATCTTTGAGCGACTTCACATCGTTGGGTCTAGCACCCCTTGCATCACCGGCAATGACTGGGCAGGCATCTTTGGTTGACACAACTGCCACGCCAAACACTTTCACGGTCAGCACAGGGCAAACCGGAACGACACCCAGAAGTAATCCCGTTGCTCGGTTTCAAAGCACGGCAACCGGGCGCGATGTAAACATCCAACTGTCTGACAACGTAACTTCAACTGCGGAAATTGGGATGGTTGGTGGGGCGCTGTACTTGGCAAACGGTGGCGCTGTTAAGGCAACACTCACGCTGGGCGGCATATTGCAAGTGCCCAACGGCATGACCACCGCCACTCAGGGCAGCACAGACAACAGTACAAACGTTGCAACTACTGCATATGCTCGTTCTATCTGTCCTGGCGTGGATCAAACATACCAATTTCCCGGCAAGGCATTAAACACTACATACACAAACGGCACCTCAAAGGGAATTTATGTTTTCGTAACTTGCACTGGTTCCGGGTCGGGAACTTTTGGTCTAAATGCAGTTGTTGCAGGAAACACGATTGCAAGCAGCTATTCATCTACAACCATTGGCGCTGTCTCCATCGCTTTTTCTGTTCCTGCAGGTCAAAGCTATTCGGTGGTAAGCGTTGGAAGTAGCGCCGGGCCTGTTTTGCAAACATGGGCTGAAATGAGGACTTAAAGTCATGAAATATTTTCTCTCCCCGTCTGGTTCCTTGTTTGCCTTTGAATCTGATGGCTCACAAGACAACCTCATTCCATCAAATTATGTTTTAGCCACTGATGCGCAAGTGCGGGATATTCAAAACCCGCATTTGACTTTGGCACCGGCTGACCTCACACCGCGCCAAATCCGCATGGCACTGACCCGTGCCGGTTTACGTGCCACTGTCGAGGATGCGGTTGCATCTGGAGGCCAAGAGCTAAAAGACTGGTGGGAATGGTCACAGACGTTTGAGCGCAACCATCCAGCAGTTATCCAAATGGGCGCGGCCCTTGGTCAGACGCCCGAGCAAATGGATGCACTGTGGGCGCTTGGAGCTACGCTGTGACCGATCTGCTTTTGATCTTGCTGCCGTACATGATGCGGTTTCTGAAAGACCCAATAGCCAATTGGTACTTGCTGCCTGCCGCAATCGTCGGTTTCTTTTGCGACATTGGCATGAACAACTTCACCGTTCCCATTTTCATCGGTGGCGGGTGGTTTCAAGAGTGGACATTCAGCACGCGCCTGGAGCGACTCTGCGCGGCTGATGCACCGGCTATTCCAGACAAGCAGTTTTTCATCCAGATCGCTTTAAAGATCAACCGCGAGGCCGGTTTTGCCCACATTCAAGCGGTGAAAGACATGACATGAGCGAAAGAATCAACGAATCCGCTGAATACATTCCTGATCGCAGGGTCACTGACAAAGGGCTTGGGGGCACTGTCTTGACGATGCAGGAGCGATTGAACCGTGGCGATGAGCGCATGGGCAAGCTTGAAAAAGACCTTGCCGCCAACACCGCCGCGACCAATGAGGTGCTTGAGATTGTCCGCATGGGCAAATCGTTTTTCAAAGTCGCCGGGCACATTGGTTCTATCACCAAGTGGGTGCTTACGATGTGCGCAGCGGTCGGCGCTGTGTATGCCGCATGGACACACGCGATACAAAAATGACACCCGAATCACTCGCCAAGGCCACAGGGGCAACAATGGATCGCGCCTTGATTTTCCAGCCGATCATCGACAACGCCGCGCCGGACTTTGATATCAACACCCAGAAGCGCATGGCAGCCTTCCTGGCGCAGGTCGGCCATGAGTCCGGTGGATTGCACTTTTTGACAGAACTGTGGGGGCCAAACGCCGCACAGACCCGCTACGAGGGTCGGATTGACCTTGGCAACACCCAGCCGGGCGACGGCTTCAAATACCGCGGTCGCGGACTAATCCAGATCACAGGTCGGGCTAATTACCAAGCCTGCTCCGACCATTTGGCGACCGACTTCATAAGTAATCCCGACTGGCTGGCCCAGCCCGAGTACGCGGTACGCAGTGCCATGTGGTTTTGGCAGTCACACGGATTGAACGAATTGGCCGACGCTGGGCAGTTTGAGAAGATCACACGCATCATCAATGGTGGCCTGAACGGCGAGGAGGAACGCCTCGTTTTGTGGGACGCCGCACAGGAGGCTTTAGCATGAACGACTTTTTAATGAGTGTTGCACCCACAGTGGCATCTGCATTGCTCGGTCCATTGGGCGGCATTGCCGTCGCGGGCCTGGGCAAGATTTTTGGCATTGACGGTGCGACCCAAAAGGACATAACCAAGGCCATCACCGACAGCAAGATCACGCCCGATCAGTTGGCCGAGATTCAAAAGCTCGAACTACAGTTCAAGAACGACGAGGCCGAGCGCGGTTTCAAGTACAGCGAGTTGGAGTTCAAGGACACCGACAGCGCACGCAAGATGCAAATGGCCGTGGCCAGCAACGTGCCCCCGGCATTGGCCGGCGTGGTGACGGTCGGCTTCTTTGGCATCCTAGGCCTGATGATCTTCGACAAGTCGCTCGCCCCCACCGAGCCCCTACTGGTCATGCTGGGCAGCCTGGGTACTGCCTGGACGATGATTATCGGCTTCTACTTCGGATCGAGCCACGGCAGCCAAGCCAAGGACGCGCTGCTGGCCGGGAGTGGCAAGTGAAGCCCGCCATCAAGACCGCATCGGGCAAGGTGGTCACAGCGGCAAAGCCTGGCATGAAGCACGTTGAGATACCGGCCAAGGGCACGCGCGGCTTCACGGACGGTGGCGGCTTCCTCAGTCGGGCCGAGGCCGCCAAGCGCGCCGGCATACCGGGCATAAAATCCCTCCATTCCGAAGACCTACCGGCCTACAAGGCCAAGCACCCCGCTGGGAAGCACAAATGAACATTGAAGCTTACTGCCGTGGCGAAACCATCATCCGACGCGGTGAGGTTGTGCCGTTTTCCAAAGGCGACACACCGAGTGGTGACGCGCGCCTGGCTGTGGCCGCCCACGCGGCAGTGGAGGCCAACAAATTTCCTGANGGATCTGTGCGCCACAAGCTGTACAGCCTGGANGCCGCCTTGGGTAACACGCCTGAGATGGACTTCCCCCTACAACACGTATTCGCCCCCGGCGTGTACGCACGTACAATGAGCATCCCCAAGGGCGGTGTACTGGTGGGCAAAATCCACAAGCACAAACACCTCAACATCTTGTCGCAGGGCACGGTGCTTGTGCTGACCGAGAACAACGGTATCCAGCGTCTTACCGGACCTCTCACAATGGTGTCCGAGCCGGGAACCAAGCGCGCCGTGGTGGCGGAGACCGATGCCGTGTGGACGACCATCCACTTGACCAATGAGACCGATCTGGCGAAGATCGAGAGCGAAGTTATCGCCGCCTCATTCGAGGAATACGAGCAATTTTTGAAGATTGGGGGCTGATATGACATGGGGCGCAATTGGTGGTGCAGCGGTTGGGGTTGTTGGAAACAGCTTACTTGGCGGTGGCAAATCCAGCGGTGGGGGCTCGGGCGGAAGCTCGCCCATGTACATGCCGACCGGCGAGGCGTCCGTGGACCAGTCCTGGCAGAACATGTACAACCAGCAGGGCCAGATCGCCAATCAGACCAACCAGCAGACCAGTCCGTATTACGGCCAGTCGCTCGCACAGGGTGAGGCGGTCAATTACCAGCCATACCTGCAAGGTGCCCAGCAGGCAGGAAACATGTACGGGCAAGTGGGCCAAGCTGCGCAGGGCCAGATGGCAGGCTACGGTCAGCAGGCGCAGACGGCCCTCGGCCAGCAACAGCAGATGTACGGTGCAGGCAACCAAATTATGAACACGGCGTTCGACCCCCAGAACGCGCTGTACGACCGCACGCAGCAGCAAGTGCAGGACCAGACCCGCGCCGGCCAAGCGGCCCGTGGGCTGGGCAATAGCGCCCTGGGAGGCATGGAGGAAGGCAGCGCCATGTCCAACTTCAACATCGACTGGCAGAACGCCCAACTCCAGCGCCAAGCTCAGGGTATCAGTTCGGGCGTGGCCGCCAACCAGGCAGGCGTGCAGCAGGGCAACCTGTACGGCCAGAACCAACAGGCAGGGCTCGCTGCGGGCAACGCGGCCGCCACAGCCTACGGGCTGCAAGGTCAGACGCCGATGCAGGCGCAGCAATACGCCGCCGCGCAGCCGGGCGCTGTGGCCAACCAGTACCAGCAGTACATGGCGGGCCAGCAGGGCATGAACACGACCGCCATGAACGATGCGCAGTCCTACATGGGGCTGGGCCAAACTGCGGGCAATGCCAACTACAACGCCAGCACGGCGCAGAACGCATCGAACACAAACCTGTTCACGCAACTCGGCACGGCCGGCATCAATTACTTCAACAGTCAGCCTGCCGCAGCCCAGCAAAACCCCTATGCCAGTTACACCGGGGCGAACACCCAGGGTTACACGACCGGTAGCGAATACAACTACGTGCCATAAATCATGCCCATATTCGCACCAGGCGTAGCGTCCGGCATCCTGCAAGGTCAGGACGCAATGCGCCAGCAGGCCGAGCAGGCACAATTGATGGCCAAGCGCAAGCAGGACATGCAGTACCAGGCGTGGCAGGAGGAACAGGGCCGGGCACAAGCAGCACAGCAACTACGACAGTACCAAGTGGAGCAGGGCGGAAATCGTGGTGCAGCAGGCTATTTGTCGGCCCCGCCGCCCGTTATGAGTCAGCCGAACGGTCCAGCGCCTGCGCCCGCTCCGGGCTTCAACAGCGCACAGCAAGCCCCCACAGCGTCGCCCGGTGGCCCGCCACCCCAACCGTCCGCTGGATCGCAGCCGCAGGGCAACCCGGTCCCGGCATACCGCACTGTGGCCAACACCAACGCACCCACGGGTCAACCACAGGGGCAAGGTGCTGGCCCGATGACCGTGCCCCCAGTGCAACCGCAGCAACCTACGGCCCGGCAGTACACCATCGATGAGGCCATGCAATCGTTCCGCAAGCAAGGGCTGAACGAGGACGAGCAGATGATGGCGTTGAAGCAAGTTATGCCGGTACTGCAAGAGCAAGACAAGCAAAAAGCCGCCGCAATGGTTGCTGCGCGCGAGTCTGCGCGCGATGCAGCATATGGCCGCCGAACAGACCTCATGGAAAAGAATTACGCCAGTGAAGACGAGCGACGTAAGGCAATTACGGCCAAAGGGGGCGCCGAGTTGGCCATCAAGGAGCGCAAGGCTGGGATGGGCGGCGCTGGAGGTGGTGGATCGGGCGGTATGGGCGGCCCAACGGGCGAAGGCAAGAGCGACGCGGACAAAAAGCTCATGGAGTTTTACGCGCTGTCCCAACTGTCCGGTGACTCGTCGTGGAAAACCGGCATGTCGCGCGGCAAAGAAGGCGCGCGCATCATCGCCATGGTCGAGCGGTACGTGCCGCAACTGGCCGAGAAGTTGGGCGTGTCCCCAACCGATGTGATCGCCAACAAGGGCGGCATCCAGGCGAACGTCAAGGCTCTTATGGACGCCACGAAGCGCGAGGCCGGTATCGAGCTTGGCATGAACGCCTTGGACGGGCACATCAAGAATCTGGACAAACTGCTCGACAAAACATCCGCCAAGGGTGGGGCAATCATCATCAACAAGCCAATCAACGCCATTCGCCGTGCATCGTCCGACCCGGACATTGCCCAGCTTGACCTAGCCGCGCAACAGGTGGCCACAGAGTACGAGCGCGTTCTTCAAGGCGGTTCGCTGTCTATTGCACAGTTGCACCAAGGTGCGGCCGAGGATGCCAAGAAACTGCTCAACGGCGACATGACGCCTGAGCAAATACGGGCCATCATCCCGGTCATGCGCCAAGAGATGGAAATGAGCAAGGCCGGCGCGAAAAAGACCACCAAAGATTTGCAGGACCGCATTCGACAGCCGCTGGCCGGGCAGGGTGCGTCCGGTGGCGACGGCAAGGTTATGAGCCTGGGCGAATACCTCAAGTCGAAAGGCCACTAATATGCCTCGCGTTCAAATGCCTGACGGGACTGTGGTTGACATGCCGGATACGCTCACGCCGGAACTGGCCACGCGCCTCAAGGCGTTGCAGTCCGGCGCTGCTCCGGCTCCAAAAGGCCCAACAGCCCCGGAACTTAGCAAGCAATACCAGCAGCAAAGTGGCGCGTCCGTGGTTGGCGACATAGCGCGGGGCGCAGCGTCCAACGCAGTGGATATTGGTCGGGGCGCACTGGCCGGAACCATATCCATGCCTGGCGAGATGAGCAAGGGCGTCCAGGGTGTGGCGAACTGGGCCAACGCCAAACTAGGCGGCGACCCGCATTACTGGAGCGGAAAGACCGCGCTGCCCGAGTTTGAATCGACACTGGCGCGCGTGCCGCGCCTGGGCACCGAACCGACCGCTCAGACCAAAGGGTTTGAGACGATGGGCGGCGTTGTGGCCCCCATGCCGGGCGCCGGAATGGTCAAGGGTGCCATGGCCGTGCCGAAGTTGGCCGGACGTGCAGCCGAAGCTGTTGGCGGCGCATTGAAGGTGTCGCCCGAGATTGCCGAGCTTGCGCAGAAGGCCCAAGCGGCCGGCATCCCGCTGCGGCCCGACATGCTGACAAACAGCCGAATCGCCAAGATGGTGGGCGATACACTGGAGAAGGTCCCGCTTTCGGGTGACATGGCGGGCAAGCGCCAGATCGCGTTCAATCAAGCCGTGATCGACACCATCGGCGGCGACACCAAAGCTACCAAGCTCACCCCGGACGTGTATCGCAAGGCCATGTCCACCACAGGGCAGGCCATCGGCGATCTGGCCGCAAAGTATGACGTGCCGATGGCTGGCGGTTTGAAAGACGGTTTGGCTGCGATTGAAAAAGGCGCTGACTTTGAAACCGATTCGACCGCGCGCATCCTCAAGAAATATGTCGATGAGATTCGCTCACACGCCGATGCGTCGGGGAAGATCGACGGCACGACCTTCCGAAAAATCCGCACGCAGTTGACCGGGCAGATGCGCCGCACCAACGATGGCGACCTGAAATACGCGTTGTCCAATCTGGACGAGGTGATGCTTGATTCGGTCAAGTCGCAGATGACGCCCGAGGAACTGGCCACGTTTGGCGACCTGCGCCGCAAGTACGCAAACGGAAAGTCGCTAGAGCCGCTTGTGGCCAAGGGTGAAGGCGACATTAGCGCATCGAAGCTCATGGCGCGCATGACGGCCACGGGGTCAGGAAAGAGCGCCATGGCGAAGGGTACGGGCGGTGACCTGGGCGACATTGCCCGCATCGGGCAGAAGTTTCTAGGCGAGCCGCCTACCCCGCGAAACACCGCTTACGGCGTGCTTGGCGAGATTGGCGCTGGCGCTGTGGCTCCCGGCACAACGACCACCCTTGTGGGTGCATCCAACCTGTACAACAGAGCCGCGCCGCGCATTGCTAAGGGTATGATTGAACGATCCAAAGTTAAACCTCCGGTGCAACCATGATCCTCCTCGCTTGGCTGGTATTTATGTACTTCCTGTACGAGGGTGCATTGTGAGCAAGCGCCTGTTAATTCTGGACACCTCCAGCAACTGCCTCGACATGGCCCTGCGCGCCAAGATGGCCGGATGGCAGGTCAAGTGGTATGACAAACCCCGAGCCGACGGCAGCCCTCGGTTGGCCGGCACCGGCATGATCGACAAGATCACCGACTTTTCCAGCATCCAAGCCAAGTGGCTCGACTGGGCCGACCTGATCTATCTCCCCGACAACACCCAGTGGATTGACATGCTGGAGCCGTACCGCTTGAAGGGTTATCCCATCATCGGTGCCGGGGTGACCGCCTGCGCGATGGAGACTGACCGCGAGGCCGGACAGCAGGCCATGAAGAAGTCGGGCATCAAGATCATGGAGTCCAAGGCGTTTAATGACTATGACGCGGCCATCGCGTTCGTAAAGAAAAACCCCAAGTACCTGGTCAGCAAGCCGTCCGGTGACGCGAACAAGGCGCTGTCCTACGTGGCGAGCGACCCGGCCGACATGGTGTACATGCTGACCCGCTGGAAGGGCCGAGACGACCTGCGCCGGGCTGCCAAGAAGGACGGATTCATCCTCCAAGAGCGCAAGTACGGCGTGGAGATGGCTGTGGGCGGCTGGTACGGGCCGGGCGGCTGGTCCAAGTGGTTCTATGAGAACTGGGAATACAAGAAGCTCATGGTGGGCGACCTCGGGGTTGCCACGGGGGAGATGGGCACGCTCAGTCGCATGACGCAGGACAGTCGCCTGGCGCGCGAGGTGCTGCTGCCTGTGGGTGCCATCCTCGACAAGATCGGGTACGTGGGCTACATCGACAACAACTGCATCATCGACGAGGAAGGCCCTTGGCCCATGGAGTGGACCATGCGCGACGGCTGGCCCACCAAGCACAACGTTACGGCACACATCAAGAACGAAGACCCGATTCAGTGGATGCTCGACGGCCTGAACGGACAGGACACCATTGAGGCTGTGGAGGGCGAGATCGGCATCAGCGTCGTGGTGGCGCTGCCGGACTTCCCGTACAGCAAGATCACGAACAAAGACCTGTGCGGCATCCCGGTGCGCGGCGCAGAGGACATGGACCACATCCATCTGTCCGAGGTGATGATCGGTGACGCACCGACGATGGTGGGCGACAAGGTGGTGGACATGCCCGGCTACGTGACGTGCGGGGATTACTCGCTGGTGGTCACAGGGACGGGCATGAGCATCACCGCCGCGCGCCGGTCGGCCTATGCTGCGGTGGACAAGGTGAAGATACCGAACAACCCTATGTACCGCACCGACATTGGCCTGGGCCGCATGAAGAAGCAACTGCCCAAGCTGCACGAGATGGGGTACGCGCTACCCATGGAGTATTGACATGACCCGCGAGGCACTACGCGCCGGCACTGTGACCACCGAGGCCATCTCCGAGGCGCTACTCTCCGCCCGAGGCGACCTCTTTGTTGCGGCGTCGATCATCGGCGTGACGGGGCGCGAGATGGACAGCTACATCCGCTCATCTGAGGAATTGCAGGTATTTGCGCACGCCATTGGTCAGGTCAAGTCCAACGGGGATTACAAGCGCCTGTCGGACGAACAATTCTCCGATGAGTTGGAGCGACTCACTAAGGGTTACCGCCTGGAAGCCCTTGACGTGATCCACGACATGGCGACGATGAGCTTCGATAGCGCGGCAATGGCCGAGGTCAAGCTCAAGGCCGCTATCGCACTGCGCGGCGCCCCGGAAGTCAAGCAAGGGTCGAACGACACGTCGGCAGTGCTGGCCGAACTCAACGATCTGTACGCTCAATCGGCACCTCGGATACGCACGGTGCGAGCGGTGCAGATTGAGTACGACAACTAGCCAACGTCGTACTCCTCTGCGCCGTCAACCAGCGCCTTCATTGCGAACCACCGGCCGCGATGCATGTTGTTTATCGCATCAACGCGGTCGTGGTCTAGTGGGGGATGCGCGGTGTTAATGACGTAAATGTTGTCCTCACGCACCACATAATTGCTGCGCAGTAGCTGGCGCATCATTGTCTTAAAGCCTGGTATGAACGGTCCGGCAGGAATGCCCAGGCGCATCGCGTGTGTCTTGCGTGACACCTCGGGCTGCTGGCGCAGTATGTCGTAGGCCCAGCGCATATCGGCATCGTCGGGCGGAATGCGAACGCTATACACGCACCACCGGCCTGAGTGATAGCGGTACTTGTAATGCAGCGCATACTTTAGATAGGCCTCGCTCCAGCCGGTCAACTGCTCAATGTCCCACCCTGTGAACACCGCCGTGGTGCTTGCAGGATAGCCACAGGCATCGAGCACGCCTTGCATTTCCTCGGTCAACTCGCGGCCCACCAGCGCCTTGGCAATCGCCTCCAGCGTGATGTACGTGTCCTTGCCGGGGTAGAAGTGGTCCACCGTGTCGTTGTGAACCTTCCACGTTGGCGGGCGGTACACGATGACCTCTTGCTTGACGTTGGCAATGGATGCATTGAACCGGTCGATTTGGAGCGGGCACTCAACGAACAACATGGCGTCACAGGCGGGCACAGGTGCCTTGTGGGTGAGCGGGTGGGGGCGCCATACCATCACGCCGCCGCGCGTCTGCCATCGCTCGATTGTGGCCTGCGCAAATGGCTTCCACGCGTGGCACTGCTCGACCGGAATGTCGCGGACCATATTGAGGCGCATGCGTATCGGCTTGTTTGAGCGGTACCGCCAGTAAACGACCGAGTTACGGTTCGTCTCGTACATGCGGCGCATCGCGCCTTCCATGTCGTGCGTCTGGTAGAGCTTCATATGGAGCAAACCTCGCAGTTGATGCCTTTGCTTGTCCAAATCGACTTACCAATCTGGCGACCGATTTCGCTCACAAGGATGTGTTGCACTCGTCCAAAATTGTCGTATTGAAACGCACGCTTCTTTGTCGTGTCGCCTGCTGCGAGGCATGGGAAACAACCGACTCGATCAAACCCTGCGTCATAGAGTGGGTTATGAGCCCCATCGAGAAACTGCATGATGTCCTCATTTGACCAATCGAGTACAGGTAGTCTAAATCGGATGCCCATTCGCCCGAGATATTTTGGGTATTTTCGGGGCATGACTTCGTGAGGTTCATATACTTCTCCGAGTTCTTTGTCAGCGTAACGAACCTTGCGTTCGTGTGATTCGTTACTGCGCATCCCATACCAAACTTCCACTGGAGCGTTCCACGCTTTTAGGAAAAGCCGGGTTTCGCGTATCTTCAATTCGTCGGTACAGTGCCGTGCGCCACCTCCAGGGAAGCGNCCGTACTTCAACGTCTTGTCGATCACACTGCCGCCGCAGACCCTGTGAATGACAACGCCGTACATTTCAGCCATGCGGTCAATGTGATCGTAGGTGATCGGATGTTCGAATTTGGTGTCACAGAACAATCCGACTACTTCCTCTGGCGGGTAGATCATCAATGCAAATTTTAGGCATGCCTGTGAGTCCTTGCCGCCGCTTACCGGCACGATGACCTTAACCACCCACATCAGCCAGAATGCTGGCCGCCTCGTTTATATACCAGTCATAGTCTAGGTCGGTGGGCATCACCGTGGGCAATTCCATGCATGGGTGCGCGCCAATCGACCGTGCGACCTTATTGCCGTTCGTCCGATATGAAATCCCGCGAGTCTCTCCTCTGGCGTAATACCAGCGAACTGCCTTACCAAGATATTCTCCATCGTAAAGCGCCCCGCCGTTAACTTGTCGGATCGTGAGAAATTGCCGANGATCGGCACATGATCGGATCGTACTTTCAAGTGGAACACCCCCGGTAAGATACGCCACAACCGCATCAGTGCAAACGGGGTTGGTAATATTTTTCGATAGGCCAGCCGGTGCGTAGAGGCCTTTAAGCTTGGGCGACCCATCCGGCTTGACCGCAACGTAGTTGTTGACATCTTTGCTATAGAGCGCGGCATATTCTGTTTCCTCAGTGTTAAATCCAGTCGTCATTTCCCAGCACGCCACGACCGCCTCAAACGTGTCGCGCATGTGTTCGGGCACCAGTGACACCACGCCGTCCGTGTTCGCGCTGATGACCTTTATGCCGCATTCCTCCAGCGACTCGATCAGCATGAGCAATGCGAGTTGCCCTGTGATCGTCACCGCGATCATCTGGTCAGGCGCGTACATCATCGAGTACATGCTGCCGAGCTTTCCGAACGCGCCGTTCAGCACGATCTTCAACGCCTCGTTGATGACCTTGTTGCCGGAGCGCTTGGCGGCCACACGGCGGTCGAGCAGACTGCGGTACACCTGCGCGAAGTGTTGCCCGTAGGCCGGTGGCGCGATGCCCGCGTTGATGATGAGGCTCGGGTAGTAGCTGGTCACGTCGCGGTCCACGATGCGCAGCGTGGGGCTGGCGCGGTATGACACACACTTCTCGCTGCTGTGCAGGCCACCGATGCCCATGCGGTACACGCCCTGCCCGATGCGAATGCGCAGGCCGTCAAGCGCCTGGGGCATGATGACGCTGCCAACAGCGTGGTCGGCGGTCTTGACGCGGCGCAGGGCGAACGTCTGTTCACCGATGAGTCGCAGCACGTTCTGCATGCCAGGCGTCTGGAATGCGGCCCAGGCTGGCGCGCGGTATCGGAACTCCATGCCAAGGTTCACGTCCGGTCGGTACAGGCGCTGGCCGACCAACTTCTCGACCTCGCTGCGGATCACCGCCTCGGCAATCTGTGCATCGCTCTTGCTGCGCAGGTCAATGCCGAACTCGGCCGACATCTCGACGCGCAGGTCGATCTGTGGTTTCAGTCGGTTGAACAGGTCGATGGTGGTAAGCAGGTCATTTGCACAGTAAGACCGCAGGAGGGGCACATCAGCCGGTGTAATGACGGCAGATACTTCGATTGGTAAATCTTGAAGTCGCTGTGAATGCAATCGACCTCCGTAAATCTTGAGTCCTGCCTGACCTGGAGCAACGTCAATAACGTCGATGTGATCGAGCGCAAGACGTTCAAATCCGAACTCTCGCTCCATGTCCCAAGGTTTGACCCCACCGACGATGATGGCGTCACTGGCGCGTTTGAGTGTGGCATTCGTTGCTCCGGTCGCTGCCAATGACAGCATAGGGTGGTCGTAGTTAAGACCGTTGAAGGTGATCACAGTGCCGGCAGGAATAGGTGCGTTGGCTGTAACCTCGTCGTTAAATCGCTCGTACACGATGGTGGGTTCACCGCCCGCAACGGGGCGGGCTGTGATGAGGAAATAATTTCCGTAGCACTCGATGTCGAGGACGTTCATGCACATCCCCTCGGGCACGCGCGCCAACCTTCGTACACCAGCCCACATATGCCGCAGCGTAGGGTTATCACTTAGTCANCCCTACAGAGTCGATAGCAGCGAGCATGCGTGGAAGTTCCGTCACAGCCTGACGGTAAAGTTGCATCGCTATTGGCGTTGATGCAGAGTAGTGCTGCTCCTGTATTGCCGACAGCGCCAGACTGCATACATTCCTCGCCACCACCAGCGCGGCTTCGAGCTGGGTGATGCGCTGATGAAACTCTGCGTAACTCTCCAGCACACCNTCTACATATGCGTCGTGGTATTGCTCACGCGCAGCCACTGCTGCCTGGGCGGATGCGAGGGCGACAAGCTGCGTTCCAACTGGCGGTACTTCCTTGGTGAAATGAACCCGGATTTGCATTGCGTTGAACGGCTTACCCATGTCCTCGCAGGATACTTCCGCCACCACCTCCAGCCCCTCTGTTTTGTCGGTCATTGCTGCTCCACCTTCCGCCCAATATCTGGGTCACATGCTTGAATGGCGTCCTGCAAAATACATTCGATTTCGTGCAGGTCACCTGTGTCGCACTTCACTTGCGTAGTTCCATCTTCATATCGGTAAACGTAGATGGTGTGGGTTAGCTTATTGCTGACGTAGTATTCTTCAGCGTGCTCCGGGCACACAAAAGGAAACGCGCATTTGTCTTTCATACTTTTCCCCCAATGATGTAAAAGCCGTACTTTCCCTTGGGCATGCGGAAGCTCCACCCAAGGAAGTCATCCATACGCTGCACGGCCTCGTTAAGCGCCTCCCAGATATGCGCCTCGCTGATGCAGCCCCACGCCATATCGAGGCTGGCTTGCTCGTCAATGAACATTCGGCGGTTCATGTCGTCTGCTCCTTAACGCCGATGCCGTGGGCGGCTTCCTGTTCAATGTAGGCATCTTCAGCATTGCCGTGCATGCTCCCGAAGAACTCCGCTGTTTTCTTGATGCGGGCTTTCAAGTCCTGCTCAGCACGCTTCCGCTCTTCCTCCGCTCCCTGCAACCGGGCGGCTGCGAGTTGGGTGGCGGTGTAACTTGCATACGGTGTGCCGAACTTGAACGCAGTCATGTGTGGTTCCATCCCCACCGCCATCAGTTCCCGCTCACGCTCGGCGGCACCGTGGGCTGCGGCGCGTTGGGCGACTTCCAGAACTGCCGTTGCCACCCAGTCTTTTGTCCAGAAGCCTGCGTCACCAGACCACTGCTCTACCTGTTCTTTTGTAATCATGCTTCCTCCCTCTGTTCAATCTCTGCACAAACTATGCGAAGCAAGTCGACCTGCACTTCTTTAGCAGCGTCCCAAGCAGCGTACCAAGCAGCGTCACTAGCAGCGTCACTAGCAGCGTCACTAGCAGCGTCACTAGCAGCGTCACTAGCAGCGGCCCAAGCAGCGGCCCTAGCAGCGGCCCTAGCAGCGTCACTAGCAGCGGCCCTAGCAGCGTCCCAAGCAGCGTCCCAAGCAGCGGCCCAAGCAGCGTCCCTAGCAGCGTCCCTAGCAGCGGCCAACTCACTATCAGTTGCCAAGCCATCTGCATGTCGCTCTGCAACATCAATAGCTGCAATGCTCCGCGCATCTGTCATAAGGTGCTGCACAGACCGTGCGCAACCCACGGCGTACAGGCGCATCTCGCGCTGATGCCCATCTACTGCACGCAGGCACCACAGGGCGTCACTGAGTCCATTGCTATCAAGAATGGCTGTGATTGCAAGCGGCTCGTCATCGGCTTTGGTCTTGCCAAGGTTGCGCAAGAGCTTTGCCCAGCCTTCATGGCAAGGCGAAAACTCGCGGATTTTGTTGAGTGTGGTTTTCATTACGTGCGTTCCTGTTCTTTTGTGATCATTTCCCACCCTCCAATATTCGTTTCCTGTAACCCAGAGCCGAGGCCTTCCACTTGTCGCGCTGCGTGGTCATCCGAAGCAACTTAAGACGCAAGGTGTTCGCCTCGGATCGTTGCTTCGCCACCGCGCGCACCAGGTCGTCCAGTGCGCGCGTAAGGCCGTCAGACGAGGTAGCCATGCTCACGCAGTTGTGAGTCATTCCAGCCCGCGCCAATCATTTGCGCATACGTGGCGCCACCAGCCTTGGCGGTCATAACCGGACCGGCAGGAGGAGCAGGCGGGGCAGGAGGTGCCGGGGGCGTGGGTGTGACGGCCACAGGGGGCACTTGCAGGAATGCGGGGTTGGGCGTGGCGGCCACAGGGGGCTGCCAGGCCGCTGCGGGCGTTGCAGGCGGTGTCCAGTTCCCACCCACAGGTGTCAGCGACGCACCGGCAGGCAGTGCAGTCGATGCACCAAAGCCGACCGATGACGTATCCACGCTGGCTGTGGCCAACTTCTCACCGAACGCCACACGGTTCACCGCCTGCGGGTTCAGGTACACGCCGGGGCTGGGAGACGCGCCATTGCCGACCACGCTGCCAAACACCTCGACGTAATAGCCGGGCATGATCTGGTCAGGCTCAATCAATTGCACAGTGCCCTTGTCGGTAACCAACTTCGGTGCCCACGACTGTTTGAACCAGATGACCCAATGACCTTTGTAACCCTCCTGCTCGCTCGGGATGCGACCGGCCTTGTTGGGCGTGGTGCTGTCACCGTCCACGATCTTCCAGGCGTAGCTGGGCGAGCGGTGGTGCTGCGGGTGCGCTGCCGCACCGACACCGAACACTTGCGCGCCCCAGGGGGTTTGCGACCAGTGCTGCTCACCCTGCTTGGGGATGGCCACGCCGAAGTTGAACGCCGTCTTTGGCGTGCCGTCAGCATTGAGCTTGGGCTTCTTGAAATTGTCCAGTTCGGGCTGGGCCTTGTAAACACTGCCGCCGATCATGCGGCCAACGGGAAAGAGAATGTCAGTCATGTCAAATCCAATCAAATGTTGCGGCTTGCGCCTTGAAAAATCTTCCGGGCAAAAGCACCCGTATCACGAACCAGTTTGATCTCGCCCGGCGCCTTGGCGCTGTAGCTGTCCACCACGTCCGGTGACAGGCCAGCCTTGACCGCCTGTGCCGGCGTCAGGAGCGCGGGTTTGCTCACGTCCACGCCCATCATTGCGCCCAGGGCCAGAACCTCGTCCGTGCCCATAGTCCACTTCTTGCGGCCCTCGCCCTGCTTGGTCATCCAGCCGGCCAGCGGGTTGCCCTGCTTGATGTGGTTCAGAACCTCGCCCTCCAGGCCGGAGATACGTGCGTTGAGCATGTCCACTGCACTGGTCATCAGCGCCAGCTCGCGCGCCTTGGCTTCCACAGGCATCTCAAACGGCGTAGCTGTGGCCGACACCTCGCACGCCTCATACCCTGCGGCCTGCAACGTGGCGCAGTTACCGCGAGCCTTGCAGTCGCGGCACTCTGGGTTTGTCTTGGCAGGCGGGTTAGGCAATTGGGTCTTGGCGGCCTGCTCGCGCAGAACCTCACGGTAGGCCCACAGTTCATCGCTCATCACAACCCACTCGCGCACCGGGCCGTCCGGGTGGTAGCTGCGCGGCNGCACGATGATCAAGTGACACTCGATACCTGGCTCAATCTTGCCGCTCAGATCGTTTGACATATCCAAGATCAGATAGTTGAGCAACTGCCAGTTCTCAAACGGGTTGACGTAGCGGTGGCCGAACTTGTAGTCAATGACCCACCGCTTTTTGTGTGGGATGGCGTTGATCGTGCAGTCGGGCGTGCCCCAGTTGTCCGGGTGGAACAACATGCGGTTGCCCTTGTTGAGCGTGTACTCCACGATTGGACGCACGGCAGGCCCGCACGTTGCAATGATGCCGTCCACCGTGTCCTGCATCATCTCCGCACCGTCAAGCATTTCCTCGGTCGCACCGTCAGGGATGGGGCGCTGCAACTGCATGGCCGCCCACACGGCATGGGCCAGAGCGCCCTCGGCAGCTTTGTCGCTGTCTTGCTCGGGGTAGCGCGCTTCCATCTGCACGCTGGCCGGGCACTGTACCCAGCGGCTGGCTCTGCTCGGGGCGATGGCTGCACGCTCAGTCACAGCGCTATCCCCAACGCTGTGGCCATCGACGGGATCAGGTCCGGGCGGCTGGCCAGGGCGGGCATGTGCGGGATGCCCAGCGACTGGCATGCACCGGCAATGTCGCCCTGCGTCAGTTCCTTGGCGGCCAGCATCTTGGTGATGCGTGTGACCAACTGCGGGAAGGTGACGGGGTTAGAAGGGGATGCAGTCGTCGCAACACCAGCCGGTGTAGAAGGTGGGGGCGGTGCGATAGCGACCGGGGCCGCAGGTACTACCACACTGGGCGCAAAAGGGGGCGGCGGGGGAGGGGGCGGGATAACCTCAACGGCTTGCTCCAGAGCCTCAAGCGGAGTGGTGGGGGCAGTCGGGATGACAATCTCCTGCTGCGAGGCCGCACTTACAACCGGCGCAGGCAAGCCCATAACTTGCAGCATCTCCGCCTGCACCTGGGCCAGCACGTTTGGGTCAAGGTTCCGGCGCTGGCGCCACGTACCGTCGGCCACCTTGGCGCGGCTCGACGCGTGGATGCGGTGGTCCCATGGCATACCGGCGCTGTCAACCTCGATGCCGGGGGCTTGGGTGGCGCTCAGGCTCAAATCGGGCAGTCCGGCAAACGCATTGCCAACGACTTCCTCATCGGGCAGNGGTGCATGCACAGTCTCGCGCTCGGCCTGCGTAACGTGGGCAGCGTCCACAGGGGCTTGCTCCACTGCGGTGTAGCCCGCGCACTCCAGCATGTATTTGGCCAGCTTGATCAACTGGCCGGGGGGCGTGGAGGTTACATCCACTTCAATCTTGATCGTCATATCGGTCCTTTCGGGGTGTGTGGCGTCTAAATAATTTGGCGCCTGACGGAATTGTAGTGCATAATTGGCACCGTTGCCACTAATTATTTTTATGACCATAAAATTACGACCCTTTCAGCTCGACGTGCGCGACCAAGCGTATGCCGCGTGGTCACTCGGGTTCCGCAACGTGCTGATCGTCATCCCGACCGGGGGCGGCAAGACGGTGGTGTTCTCGGACGTGATCGCGCACAACCCCGGCCCGTGCGTGGCCATCGCCCACCGGCAAGAGCTTGTGACACAGATTAGCCAGGCACTGGCCCGCAACGGCGTGCGCCACAAAGTGATCGGCCCAGCCAGCGTTGCGCGCCAGTGCACCACCAACCACTTGAACGAGTTGCGCCGCAATTACATCGACCCCATGAGCCACGTCGCTGTGGCCGGTGTTGACACTCTGGTGCGACACGACGAGAACGACCCATGGCTGCGCAGCGTGACGCTCACAGTGATGGATGAGGCCCACCACGTTCTGCGCGAGAACAAATGGGGCACAGCGATGGCCATGTTCCCCAATGCGCGCGGCCTGGGTGTGACGGCCACACCTGT